CTCTTCAATTTGAGCGAGGACTCGTAGATGATCGCGTCGGACCGCAGGGTGGTCAGCGCCACCCGCTCCTCAGCCCGGATCGCGACCATGTTGCGAACGAAATAGTCAGAATGCTCGGTCGAAATGTCAATCCGAGAGAGCATCCGATCCCACAGGATGACGAAGCGGGCAAAGTCGCCGCAGAACGCGGTGCCAGCGGTCATTCTAGTGGTAGTGGCGACCGGAAGGCCCCATACCATGTCGTCACCGAGATTGCCTGGGCCGCCCAGGACGTATGGACCGGTCCCCGTTCCACCGCCGTAGTCGGCTTTGGTAGTCCGGATGTTGTCCCAATTGGTAGGATGGAGCACATAGGCCGTAGGACTGTGGTTGCTCGCATGGAGTTGCGTCTGCATGCGCATCAGCTTGTCCAGGTTGGTGTCACCGGTCTGATTATAGGTGCCATCGACGTAGGCTGTGGCCTCATTCGAAAAACCGGACAGGTTGACGCCAGTGCCGTCACCGCGCAGGATCTGGTCGTCTTCCTCGTCCATCAGACCGTCGATCAGCCGTTGGTTAATGTAGGCCTGAAGCTGAACGAAGTCATCCAGCACTTGCCTGGTGGCCGGAATCCAGTGGGCGAGCGTGCGGACCGATTCGGTATCGATGGTGAGCGTCAGTCCGGCTTCTGCTTTGGTGCCCGATTCGGTCTGGGGCGAAGCGTCCACGCCGGAGGTGAACACGTTCTCCTTGACGAACTCGATCGCATTCGAGGTCGTTGGCAGCCGCGGGATGATGTCCCGGATGCGGATGCGCGGTTGCGGCGGTTTGACGATGCCAAGGTAGCGCTGGGGCGTCAGGATGCCCGGTGTCGAGCTGCCCACCGCAGCGCTGGAGATGGTGGTTTTGAGTTCTGGGACCATGGCAGCAATGAATCCCAGGCGCTCGGGGAAGAACGAACCGCCCTTGATCCCGAGGCTGGGGATGTCGATGTTCTGAAGTGGAATGTCGATCCGGCCGCCCCAGTTGACGGCCTTTCCGTCTCCGAAGTTGCTGCGCACGCGCTCGTGCTCGACCACCATTTCGCCGATCGACTTCACCATCCGCTCACCCGGAGCGCCAAAACCGGGCCTCTTCAGCATGGCCTCGGCTTCCTCGACGCGGCGAATGGCATTGTCAACCTTTGTTTGGATGTCCTTGTAGGCTTGGCCCCCATTGGCGCCCTCTGCCCTCAGTTCATCGAAATGCTTTTTCCAGTCTTCCTTGATCGCCTTGAGTCCGTCCTCTACTTCCTTTTGGATGCCCTCAAGCGTCAGCTTGTCTTGCTCCATGACAATTCTCCTTTACTTGTCAGTCTCTTTGAACGCTTCCACGGCCAGCCCGCGCAGCGACTCGGTAAGTACGTTGCGAAAACCGGTCAGATCCGAGTGGTGGGCATCCGCCTCCGGCTCGGGCTCGCTTTTGCCAGGTGTGACGGCCGGTTCGTCCCCGGTGTCGGCGGCCTTGCGCAGCGATTGCAAAAACTCGATTCTCTTGGTCAGGCTTTCCGCGGCCTTGCTGTCACTCGACAGCCGGCGCAGGCGGAAATAGTCTGGCAGGGCGGGCAGAAATAGCCCCTTGAACTCGTCGAAGGCGTCGGAGATGAAATCGATCTTGTCATCACTCGTCATCTCGCGGTCGAACATCGTGTTCAGCACGATCTCGTCGAACGCCTGCCACACGCCCCAGACCTTGGCGCTTATCTCCATCTCGTCGAGCCGGTCCGTCATGGCCGACTTGACATCAGTCACCAGCGCCCGCTGGTTGGCCGGGAACGTGACGAGCGAGACCTCGTAGAGCTTGATCTCCTCCAGATACCGGACGCTCTTCTCTGTGCGCTTGCGGATCGTCTGGAACCCGATGCTGAGGCTTTTGACCAGCCGGGCCTTGAGCGAGACATAGGCTTTCTTCGCGGTCTCCAGGCCCAGTTCTAGCTGGCCCTTCATCCAGAGGCCGTCGGCGCGTTTCTCTATCTGGCCCAACCCGACCGGCTCACGTGTGTCGTGCTGCCACAGGATCACGATCTCGCCGCCGTGGTCGCTGATGGTCTTGTCGAAGGCTTTCTCCTCGACGATATCGCCGTAGGCGTCGGCCGGCGGTCCGAATGTGGACGCCAGCCCTTCAAACGTGCCGTCTTCGTTCAGCGACTTGATCTCGAAATCGAGCGCCTTGGTTTCTCTGTCCATGATTGAGCCCTCCTCTTTGAGGTCTGGTACTTCTTTCCCTGCGTCCCGAAGATGCCGGGCGAGATGGTTGTAGACTCCGCGCCGGTCCGCCATCGGGATCGTGGTTCCTCCGCGCCCGCCGTTCAGGACCGCGACGCCAGCGGAGCATCCGCGCGTGCTTGCGGCGCCAGGCGTGCCGTTCGGCGAGACGAAGTGATGGACGAACTTGTACGATGATTTGGCGCCTTCGTCCGCGTCCGGCTCCCGCCATGCGAAGATGTTGGCGTAGTAAGATTCGGACTCTCCACTTTTGGCCTTGCGGACCTGCGCCGGGCCGTCCCACGGCCTTTCGGACGTTTCGGTGCTATGTGATCGGATAGCTGGCATGCGCTAGCCCTCCCTTACCGTTCGGCTGGCCTCCAACCGGAATCATCTTCGGCCCGGTGTCCTGAATCGTTCCGGCGGTATCCGAGACGGCCTGCATGTTGAGCTGGACATAGTGCGCGTCCCCGCCGTCGATCGGGTTCATGTGATACCACTTGCGCACTTCGTTGATCGAGTAGACGCCCTTTTCGAGCAGCTTGGCGAAGGCGTTGGCCTGCATCTCGAAGTTGCCCTCCAGGAATGACTGAATGTTGTGCCGCGCCATCAGGCGGTTCTCGAGCTGCTCATCGCGGCTCAACAGGCAGCGGTAGACAGCCCGGCTCCAGCGGGACATCCACGGCCCCAGGGTCTGGCTGATGTAGTCGATGTTTTCCTCCGCGATGTTGCGCAGGTGCGCCTGCTCGAGGTCGGCCAGCTTGTGCGGCTTCATGCGCAAGATCCGGCAGACCTCAATTACCTGGAACTTGCGCTGCTCGATAAGCTGTGTCTTCTCCGGCTCGGCCATGATCCGGTTCAGCTTCATGCCCTCCTGCACGACGGCGGGCTCGCCGACATGAGAAAGTCCCTGGTGCCATGCCTTGAACTGAGCCTTGAACTTCACAAGGTCTTCGTCCGACATGTCAGGCGCCTCAAGAGGGCGCTCAAACACGAGCCCCACTGCGGCGTCGTTGGCGAACCAGCGGCCAGCGTGCTCCTGGGTGGCGGCGGTAAGCCCGAGGATCTGCTTCGCGCGGGCAAGCAGGTTGTCGCCCTGGTAGCCGTCGAGAGTGAACCCCGGCAGGTTGAAGATGTCATCCCTGGTGTACGTTTTCTCCGGCATCCCGGACTCTTCGCGCACCAGGTAGTACAACTGCTTGGCGGCGTTTCTGTCCATCCGTACGGAGCCGGAATCGAGCGGAAATAGCCACTGGATATTGCCTGTCGAATCGCGCTGAATCTTTGCATAGCCGGTTCCGGTCACGACAGCTTGGGCGGTTACGGCTTCGGTGCCGTCGCCCGCCGAGACCTCCGGGTTCCAAAGATTGCGCAGAACCGGATAGGCGGGGTGATCGATAGCATCCTCAATGCTGGAGCGGTCTTCTGTACGGCGGAACAGATCAAACGGCATGCGCCCGATGTCCTCGGCGATGATCTTGACACCGGCGTAGAAGCACGATGTCTCAAACGCGCGGTCGGCAGTGATGACCTGCCCGGTGAACGAACTGTACCCGCCGCCGAGCGCCTGAGCGATCAGGTTGTAGCCGTTGCGCTGGTACCAGTCGAGATCCATGACGGTCCCGAAACTGGTACCGGCCTTCGTCGCCATTGCCACGCCAGCGGGATACCGGAGCTTCGGCGGCAGCGAGCGTAGCACCGGTTCGGCTCTGCGCCAGGCAACCTCAGCGCTCAGGGATCGCCATGCTTTGACGAGGGGGTTCATCTGTTGAAAAACGCCAGAATCCCGAGGAACAAAAGAAACACAAGAATCGACAATGCACCTCCGCCGCTATGTCGCCCGGGCCGGTATTCGTAGCTCGATCTCACACTCCCACCCCAGTCGAATACACGGACTTCGTTTTCCGCACCGGAGCCAGCATCGCCCGCATGGTAGCCATCAATCCGGCCACGAAGCCGTCAATCCGGCTCGACGACTTGCGGCGGTCTGGTTTGACGGGCCGGATCATGCCGTCCGGGTGCTGGCGGACCCGCACGCAATCGACGTTCCAGCGGAGCACCGGGTGCCCGCCGTGCTGGATCTTGCTATCCAGGACCGCCGTCTCGACTTCCTGGCAAGCCTCGTTCAGTTTGAACCCCTGGGGCATCTCTACGCAGCGGAAACCGTCTGTCTCCAGTTCCTGGCGGAATTGCTCGGCAAAGCGCGAATCGTAAGCGACTTCATCGACCGCCAGCACCTTCCCGATCTCGTTGACTTTCTCGCGCACCCGCGCGAAGTCGATAGCCGTTCCATCGGTAGCGGTAATAAGCCCGGCCTTGAGC